CTGTGGTATCAATGCCGAGTTTTTCAAACTGTACCTTGATGATGTCGCAAAGATTAACATTCTCCAACGGCAATATGTCTTTATATTCTTCAGTGTCAGCGAGATTGATAAAAGACACGTCCACGGATACCTTGGGAATACCAAAGCCCGACCGATTGACATACACCTGTGCCGCTGTTCTAAGCTGCACCTCAGTGGGTTTTTCTTCCCACTCTTGCGATAAGTCGAGCGATGCGGTCAGGTGAGCGGAATAAGCAGATGCATGACTTGAATACACTGCCTTTTCGGGGAGTGTTCTGCTGTCCGTGCCGTCTACATTTATCCAATACGGAACTACGCCCGTGATAGTCTCGGCTATATTCTCTTCTTGTTGGATATCAGTGATATTTTTCCCGTAGCGCAACGTGATATCACGCTCCGCGCCTCTCTGCCTGTGAAGCTTGACAGTGTAATTATCCCATTCATACTCTCCACCGAACTGATCCAAGACAGAGCCTTCGATGCCACCTAATCTCTGTCGGATACTTGCAGGAATTATCTGCGAATAGCTTGCCACCGTGGTGACATCTGTCCAGAACGTGAACAGGCATGATTCCACTGCATTGCTCTTTAGCCCTTGCAAGACGGTATTACACGCACTGGATGATGCGGACACGCTGAACGGCATACAGGTATTCTTAGATAAATCATAGCTTATATGTTGTGCGTATACCTTAACCTTACCGTTGATGGGCTTTCCTAATTTATAAATACGAAATGCCTGCAGACTTGCATTAGCAGATGGCTTAACCACTACTATTTTCCGGATAGCAATATCTTCATAATGCTGCCCGGACATCGGATAGGTCATTTCCAGTTCATAAATGCCGTTGCGCTCCTCTGTCACCACGCAATCAAGGGCATCAGCCAACCGCCCGATGCCGTTTGAGGTAAACGTTGTGGAATTTTCAGCAAAGAGAATAGGTTTCATATAGCATATCTCCACTTATAACCGCCTGCTGTTTTAGTTTTCTTTTTGCAACAAGCTGTAATATTTGAATGGTTAATTCCTAACTGCCTTTCAGCTTCTCTTGCAGATTTCCACGCTTTTTCTTTACCATCAGGAAATATCTGTATTATTTCAATGCTACATTTATTTGCTATTTTGTTTTTTATATTTCCATAATTTGAATTGTACTTATATGTGCACCATTCAAGATTATCAACTTTATTATTAGCCCTGTTTTCATCTTTATGATTTATGATAGGGTAATTATTCCCATTATCAATAAACGCTTCTGCAACAAGTCTATGTATATAATGTTTTTTATTTATTCCATTTTTAGCTAATCTAACAAAAGTGTATCCTTTTCCATTTGATGAAGGTGTTAACACTTTGCTCTTAAATAAATGACATCTTCCTTTGCCACACGGAGAGATTCTATCGAGACTGCGTATTTCTCCCATATCTGAAACTTCGTATAAATTTTCATATCCTTTTATAGGTTTCCACATTTCTACACACTCCACCATCTGGGAATCAGTTCAATGCTCGTTATCCCACTTTTGCTGATATTGTTTACACCCGGAGCCAACGATGGGAACTCGCCATTTGTCAACACGATATTCCCATTGCAATTAGTTGTGCCCTTGTAAGCCTCCTGCAATTCGCAATCAATATCCGTGTAGCTATTTGCGCTCGTTATCGTCACGCGCACACCGGATATCTCAAAGTACCCTGTACCATAAGCGCGGATGAACGGAAGCGCATTGTATAGCGTTGGATTTTTGATACTTCCGTTTGCAGAAAATGTCACAACCTTATCACCGGACACAAGAAAGCGGCGTGGATCACAGTCAAAAGTCACGTCAAACTTCCCCCATCTGTTGAGCGGTGTCATTTCCGGCGCTATTGCATTACTGTAGCTTGCAAGGCGGTAAAAGTCGGGCGTATATGAGTCCATGAGCCGCTTGTATCCTCTTTGAGATAAAAGATAAGCCTTGAACGCGTCAAAATTCTCCGCAAAATTCTTTGTGATATATGCCGGATAAGTAATGCTCACATTCTCAAAGCGTTCGTTCTCAATATGCAGATCGCCATTTCGACCCGGTATGGCTATGGCTTCTACATCTCGAGCCGGAGTATTATATACGCCGTTTCCCGATATGCACACATCAAAATCCCGGCTTGATTTTCCGTTGTAAGTTAGATATTCAAACGCTAAGCCCATGCCTGCCTCACTTGCTGATATCTTGCTGCCATTATCTCGTCAACCGCGTTCGCTAATTCTTCCACGTCCTGTGACGGGGTGGCATTGATCACTATGGTGGTGTCGCCTACGGAGATATTATTGCCACCGCTCGGTATAGTCGCCTGCCTTACGGCTGTCCTTATCATGCCAAGGATGGAGCTTTCGCCTACCACCCACTCATTTCCGGCTTCACCGCCGCCCATAAGTCCGTTTTTATTGGCTCCAAAAATAGTTGGTGATGTGAGCCGCATACCATGCGACATAGCCTTTGCATACCAGTCTATTGATATATGCGGCAAGCCGAATCCGTCTTCGCCCTCAACTATGAAATGTGGCAGCTTAATATGCGGTAATTCTATCTTCAGATTTCCGAACAGAGCTTCAATTTTCCGCACAAGAGTGCGCAACCCCTCTATTACGTTATTCCACATTGAAGTAGCGACTTCCTCGGCTCCCTTAAACGCGCGCTTCCAATCGCCGTTTAGTAATCCGGCTACCACATCAATCACGCCCTTAAAGAAGTTTTTGAAGTTCTGTATCCGCCTGTCCATGGACTCCATGGCCTCGATTAATACCGGCGCAAGTGCCTTGCTGAATGCTTCCCATGCGGGTTTAATTACCGCGATAGTATCAGTGATGTCCTTTTTGATCTGAGCCCAATTTTTATCTACCGCCTTGGCAAAATCCTCGTCGGTGTTGTAAGCCGTCGCGAACGCACCCGCCACCAAAGCAAGTGCACCCACTACTACCGCCGCCGGTGCTGCTATTCCTGCCAAGCCTCCTGCCGCTGCGCCTGCTGATGTTCCTAAGCCGCCCGCTGCCGTCGATGCACCTGAAAAAGCATTGATAAGGCTTCCGCTTCCTTTGATGATCGTACCGGACAGGCTTGTAATAGAGCCAAGACCTTCAATGATCTTCCCGCCCGTGGTTATTACCGGAGCAGCAGCCGCCGTAATAAGTGCGGCTTTAACAATCTGATCCTGTTCTTCTTCGTTTAGTCCGTCCCATGCCTTAATTAGCTTGTCTATAACGTCAAGGCCTTTATCAAGATACGGTAAAAGCCTCTGCCCTATTTCTTCCCCGACATTGGTCAGCTTTTCACGAGCCTGCGACATCTGGGCTTCCATAGTGCTGTATTTCTTTTCGGCTTCTTCAGTAAGCGCGGTATTCTTTTCCCACGCATCTGATCCCATGCTTATTGCGTCGGTGACGAGGTTTCCGGAGCTTGCGAGTCTTGTCAAGGTATCGCGAAGCCTGACCTCGGTAAATCCCATATCCTGAAGCATTTGGATAGTGCTTTCGCCTTTGTTTTCGGTATCGCCCAATCCGGATATGAATTTCTGTATTGCGGTAGGTGCGTCCTTGCCGTACTGATCGACAAATTCCTCAGCCGTCATTCCAGAGACCTCGGCAAAGCTTTCAAGGTCGTTCCTGGCATTGAGCATATTGAGGATTTCTTTTTTGGTGTGCCCCGTCCAGTTAGCTACATTGGTTAGTGCTTTGGAGTCGTTGTTGAGTGCCACGTATAACTCACGGAAACTCATGTTGGCAAAATTATCATGCCCTAATGCCTTCAACTGATTCCGGAGCTCTTCAACGCTCGAATACCCCGACTCTGTGGCGACCTGCATTTTAATCAAGGCCTTGGAGAATGCAGAACCACCCATTTCCGCCTCTATACCAACGGATGAAAGAGCCGTAGCAAAACCCATTATCTGAGCGTCCGTTAGTCCTACCTGATGCCCTGCGCCCGCAAGACGTGTAGCCATTTCCACAATATCCGTTTCGGTTGTGGCGAAATTATTGCCGAGCGCAACGATAACAGAACCGAGCTTTTCCGTGTCTTTCAGATCCATACCCGTGACATTGGCGAACTTGGCAAGGGCGGCCGCAGCTTCTTCAGCGGAGAGATTAGTGGAGTCGCCCATCTTAATCATGGCCTCGGTGAAATCTTCAAGATATTGCGTGCCAACGCCAAGCTGTCCCGCTGATTCCATGACGCCCGCAATTTGATCCTTGCTTGATGCGGTGCGGGTAGCCATATCTTTAATGGCGTCCGCTAAATCATCATATGATATGACCACGTTACCGTTGGAATCTACAAGCTCGTCATTGGTCTTCTTAACTCCCGTCATGGCGGTCTCAAAGTCAATCGCTGACTTAACTGATCCGGCTATCGCCCCCGCCGCCGCTGCGGAGAGAGGCGTAAGAGCGCGCCCAAAATTCTCAATGCCGCGCCCCGTATCGGATATCTTTTTCCCGGCACTTTCCATCTTCGTGCCAACAAGCTCAATTTTACTCGGTAATTCGTTAAGCTGGTCTTTCAGCTTATTGAGCTCAGTGGTGGCCTCATTTAATGCCTGCTTCCACTTCAGCGTCTTGGTGTCCGCTTCGCCGTATTTGTCAGCGGACTGCTTGACCATTTCGGCGAGTTCTTTAACACGGGCTCCCTGTGCTTTGATCTGTTCGTTGAGGATCCTGTGTTGCTCGGCGTTGTTCTTCAAAGTCGAGTTATTTTTGTCCATTGCGGACGTGACTTTGTCATACTCAGACTTTAGCGTTTTAGTCTGCTGAATGATATTACGAATCTGCGCCCTGTATTCACTTTCCCCGTCTATACCTATTCGAGGCCCAATATTAACTGACATTGCTTACCTCAGCTTTATCGCTTCGTCAAAAGTCCATTTCTTTTTCTTTTTGGGTACGGCACGCCCTTCAAATATTGCCATACAAGCCATCATGTCCTGCATCTCTCCAAAGGGCGTGACAAGTATTTCCTGCTTAGACATACCCATTTTTCTGCCGTAAAACAGATACCATGATCTGTTGAGCTCGATCTTCACCTCTTGCCCGTTTTTTTTACTCCCTTTTTTGGAGTCGTTTCGATCGTAGGCTTTTCACGCGTCCATGCGGCAAATGCCTCGTTGAATAACTCCCCAAAGGTATCGGCGTCCAAAGTCATAGCTTCTTCTTTGGTGAGCGGCCTTTTCTCATAATCAGGATCCTCGAATTTTTTCGCATTCTCTGATGCCCTCGAAAGTGCCGCCATAAATTCCGCACTTGTCCGCTGCGACGTGATGTAATCACCCGCCCACTTCTTTTCCAATACTTCAATCTTACCCTCGGTCATGGCGTAGATTTCACAATCTGCCTCGACCGAGTGTAAGAATGTAACTTCCCTGCCGTGTATTTTCATTTATCCCCCTGTCTTTGCCGTGCTATAGCTTACTCTTCTACACCAGTAGCAACTATAACCACGTCTCCTGTCACACTTGCAATGTTAATCTTGCTCGTCGATGCGCTCCAAGCTGTTGAGGTTATGTCTTCTCCACCCATGGTCACGGTAACGCTGTCGATCACATAACCGGATTCAGCCGCAAGCGTAGCCTCAAGAGGCTCGCCATCTGCGATAGCTTCATCTGACAGACTCGAGAATACATTAGTAAGCGTCTGTGTGATCGTGTGCATACTTCCACCAAGCTTAGTGACCAGTGCGGCCTCTGCATCGTTCTCGCTGGTGTAGTCCTTGCCGAGATACTTCCAATTATGGTTAGCATCGTCGCCGCGCATGATCTTCGCGGTAAGCTCCTCGGTCTGCCAATCAATCGACTCGCCCTGCGTGGTAGCTTCAAGCGGAAGCTGGTTGAACTTGTTCTTGCAAAGGATTATAGGCGTGTATGTGGTAACGCCATCCGACATATATCTCGCAATAAACCCGACGCCAACATTGGGCGCGCTCTGATTATCGCCATATGCCACCCAATCGCCATCCGCTTCAGGAAGTCCCATGATCATCCTCTCTGCATCAACGTGGAGTCCGTCAACTGTCAGAGTGAGAGTTCCGCCCGTAAATACTCCGCTGTCACTCTCTGCAAGTACGTTATCAGCGTAA